CAGGAACTCCTTTCGCTTTAGCGGGTGGAGGTGGAGGTGGAATTATTTCAACTCCTAGATTATCAGGCACTGCTGGTTCAGGTGGTGTTGGCGGCGGCGGAGCAGGAAGTGAATATAACCCAGGAGGAGGTCCTGTTGCAACCGCAGGCCAAGTTAACACTGGCGGCGGTGGCGGCGGTGGTGGCGGCGGAAGTCCTGCCACATTTGGAGCAGCTGGAGGTTCTGGAATAGTTTATTTACGATCACCCGAAGGCGCTACATTTACGGTCACTCCCGGTTCTAATACAACAGGAACAGATGGCAGTGCAACATGGGCTAAATTTATAACTACAGGAACGGTAACCATAGACTAATGGCACATTTTGCAAAATTAGATGAAAATAATATCGTTACACAAGTCATTGTTGTTGCCAATGATATTCCAGCAGGTTCTGGAATTTTAGGTGACAATGACAAACATGTTGATGGTGAAATTTATTGTGCTAATCTTCTTGGCGGTACTTGGAAACAAACTTCTTATAATCATAGATTTAGAAAACAATACGCAGGAATAGGTTATACTTATGACGCAAATGCAGATGAATTTGTTCAACCTCAGCCTTATGACTCATGGACATTAGATGCTAATAACGATTGGCAACCCCCTATTGCAAAACCTACAGGTTATGATGACACTCATATTATTCATTGGGATGAAACAAATCAACAATGGTTTTCTTATTTAATTAGTGATTTAGAAAATAATAACTTTACAACAAGGTATAATTGGAATACAACAACTTCAGAATGGGAGATTGCTACATAAAACTATAATTTAGAAAGATTAAATGATACTACAGAATTATTACTATTATTTTAAAAAAGCATTGCCACATAAATTTTGTGATGACATCGTACAGCATGGACTAAATAAAAACCAAGAAAAAGGAAAAATTGGTTCAGAGAAAAAAATTTTAGAAAAAGCTAAAAATAAACAAAAAGCTAATAAAGATTTATTAAAAATAAGAAATTCAAATGTTATTTGGATGAATGATGAATGGATCTATAATGCGATTGTTCCTTTTATTAACGAAGCAAATAAAGAAGCTGGATGGAATTTTGATATTGATTGGATGGAAGATTGTCAATTTACGATATATAATAAAACACAACATTATAGTTGGCATTCTGATCAGTTTGCTAATCCCATGCAATCTACTGATCCAAATTTTAATGGTAAAATTAGAAAATTATCTGCAATTGTTTCATTAAGTAATCCTAAAGAATATAAAGGAGGTACTTTAGAATTTCAATATAGAGATGAACCAAAAGTAAAAAATTATCCTTGTAAAGAAATAAAAGAAAAAGGATCTATTATTGTATTTCCTAGTTTTGTTTGGCATAGAGTTACGCCTGTTACAAGCGGGACAAGGCATTCTTTAGTGTTATGGAGCGTAGGAAAGCCATTTAGATGATTATAGAAAAAGAACTTTGGACAAAAATACCTAGAGATATTTTATATCTTGTAGGTAAAGTTGATTTAGATTTTAAGCATTTAATCAAAAGAATTGAAGAGGGAATTATTATATCTCCCAATAATTATAAAACAAACGTTCAGGGAAAAATGACAGATTGGGAATATTTTAATAAAGACCCAGAGTTTTTAAAATTTATATATTTAATTAATGACAAACTTGATGAAATTCCTTTTATAAAAACTTATAGTTTATGGCAGTCATGGGGATTACGAGAAGACATGGGTGATAGAACCATGGAACATGATCACGAGCCAGCGTATTTATCTGGTGTTATTTATTTAAACGACCATCAACAATTATTAGAATTTCCTGAATTAAAAAGATTTGTAAAACCAGAAAAAGGAAAATTTGTATTGTTTTCTTCATGCTTAAAACATAAAGCAGCAAGAAGTTTTTTTCCTAAACCTAAATATGCAATTTCTTTCAATATCAAAATGGTTTTTAGTTATAATTAATTATGAGTTTTAAGAAAGAAGGATATATTATTATTGAAAAAGCAATTGATTTTAAAGTTGCTAATTTTATTTACAAGTATCTTTTACTTAAAAGAGATGTTTTAAAAACATATATCGAAACAAACTATATCACTCCTTATGATGACAGACACGGAACGTTTAAAGACCCGCAAGTTCCAGGTGCTTTTTCTGCATATGGAGATATTGCCATGGATGTTTTATTAACTGAAGTCAAACCTATTATGGAAAAAACTACAGGTCTAAAATTAATTGAGACATATTCATACACAAGAGTCTATGAGACAGGTCAGATTTTAAAAAAACATAAAGATCGATTTAGTTGTGAAATATCAACTACTTTAAATTTAGGAGGAGATCATTGGGATATCTTTTTAAAATCAAAAAATAATAAAGATATACAAGTTAAATTAAAACCTGGAGACATGTTAGTTTATAGAGGAAATATTCTTGAACATTGGAGAGAACCATTTAAAGGCAAGTTGTGTGGTCAAGTATTTTTGCATTATAATAATAAAGCAACGAAAGGTTCTAAAGAAAATAAATATGACGGTAGAATACATTTAGGATTACCTAATGACCTTAAAAGTAAAAGATAATTTTTTAAAGAAAGATATTTTTAATAATTTACATGAAAGAATAATGAGTTCATTTTTTCCATGGTATTGGAATAATGGAGTAAATTATGGTACGGGAGAAGGAGAACCAGACAGTTCTTTTCAATTTACACATATTTTTTTTAAGGATGATGCTATTAATTCAAACGATTTTGAAATACTAAATCCTTTTATAGAAAAATTAAAAATAAAAAAATTAATAAGAATTAAAGCAAATCTATTAACTAAACATCATGAAATATATGAACACGGATTACATATTGATTCGCATGTAGAAAATGCAAAAACAGCAATTTTTTATTTAAATGATAATGATGGCTATACTAAATTTGAAACAGGGAAAATTATAAAAAGTAAATCAAATCGTTTAGTTGAATTTGATGCATGTATTAAACATACGGGATCAACCGTAACGAATAAAAAAAGAAGAGTTGTTATAAACTTTAATTATGTTAAATAATTCATCTTTTGATGCATGAGTATTGTTGAGCGATTCAGCAAATATTTAGAAGATATTACCTATCCAACAAAACCTGAAGGGTGGCATATTCAAGGACGTATAAAAAATAAATCTAATCAAATATTTAAATTTGATGTTAGAGGTATGAAAATAGCTCAAGATGGAGGAGTTCAGAAAAAAGGAACTACAGCATCAAAAGCAGAAAAAATGGTTTTTGAAACAGCAAAAGAATGGATCATTATTGATTTAGAAGAGCTTCATAATCACATCCGTGAACAGCAAATTAAGGTGGTAGTTCTTGAAGATTTGATATATAAGCTAGATTGGAATATAATACTGGTAAAGGACTATGCTTCAAAAAATACAATTTAAACCCGGATTTAATAAACAAGCTACAGAAACTGGAGCTGAAGGTCAGTGGATAGATGGAAACAATGTACGTTTTCGTTATGGTCAAGCTGAGAAAATAGGTGGTTGGGAACAGCTAGTCACTAGTCAAATAGCTGGACCTGTTCGTGATCAACATACTTGGACTGATTTAAATGGTAAAAAATACGCAGCTCTTGGTACATCTAAAGTATTAGTTATTTATTATGAAGGTGATTTTTATGATATCACACCATTAAAAGCAGATGTTACCGGATGCACTTTTGATTCAACAACAGGCTCAGCAACAGTTACTGTTAATAAAAATGCTCATGGATTATTAATTGGTGATTACTTTATATTTGATTCTGTCACATTACCTGGAGGTGGTGAAACGACTTTTACAACAGCTCAGTTTGAAACTAATGCCTTTGAAGTGATTAGTACACCTAATGCAAATACATTTACGATTACAATGCCTGCTAATGAAGGCGGCACTGGAATGTCTACACAAGGATCTGCAACCGTAAAACCTTATATTGATGTTGGACCCGTGTTTCAAACTTCAGCTTATGGTTGGGGAACAGGTGCTTATGGAGAAGAAGAATGGGGAACAACAAGATCAACAACAAGCGTTATTCTTGACCCAGGTTCTTGGTCACTTGATAATTATGGTCAGTTGCTTGTAGCTACTGTTAGAAATGGAGATACGTATACTTGGGATCCAACAGGTGCTTCAGCTTTAGATGTAAGAGCGACTGAAGTTACCGCTGCACCAAAAGCATTAATGAGTTTGGTATCAGATAGAGATAGACATTTATTCTTAATGGGAACATTAGATGATTTAGCAGATTCAACTTCACAAAATAAAATGTTTATAAGATTCTCAAATCAAGAAGATATCAATGTTTGGAATCCTACCGCAACTAATACTGCTGGTACTTTTTTATTAGACCAAGGAAATGAAATCATAACTGCAGTTCAAGGTAAAGATTATGTCCTGGTGCTCACGGATCAGGCAGCTTATGTTATTCAGTTTGTTGGACCACCTTTTACTTTTTCATTACGACAAGTTGGATCTAACTGTGGTTGTCTAGGACAACATGCTGCTATCTACGCACAAGGTGCTGTTTATTGGATGGGATTTGGCGGAGGGTTTTTTATGTATGATGGAACTGTTAAACAACTACCATCCTTAGTAGAAGACTTTGTATTTACTACAGGAGGAGGTGATCCTGGTATTAATTATGATGCTAATCAAATTACTTATGCATATCACAATTCATTATACAATGAAGTAGGTTGGTTTTATGCATCTAGTAATTCTCAACAAATTAATAAAACAGTTGTTTATAATTTTATGGAACAAAGTTGGACAACTGGTTCTTTGTCTCGAACATCTTATAATGATGCACACACTTATAATTTACCTTATGCCACGGAATATACCAGGACTGCGACACCTAGTTTTCCTACTATTAATGGAGTTACTAATACCTTTGGTGCTTCCAAATATTGGGCTCATGAAACAGGGGTTAATCAAGTGGATGCTAATGGTAATGCTACTGCTATTTCTTCTTATATTCAATCAGGAGATTATGATTTGTCTGAACAAGGATTAGCTGGAGATGGAGAATTTATTATGAGAATATCTAGATTTATTCCTGACTTTAAAAATTTAGATGGCAATGCAAAGATAACTTTATTTTTTAGAGATTATCCTGCAGAAGCAAAACAGAGTGATTCTAATGGACCTTTGATCACTGGGCCATTTACTATTACTACTAGTACAAACTTTATAAGTACTAGAGTAAGAGGTAGACAAGTGAGTATTAAAATTGAAAATGATGCAGTTGATGAATCTTGGCGTTATGGTACATTGAGATTAGATATACATGCTGGAGGTAGAAGATAATGGCAAAGATTACAACTTATATACCAGAACCAAAAGAACAATACGAAGTAGATAACCAAAGACAAATTTTAGCTGCATTAGATACTTTAAAAAATGAATTGAACTTTGGATATCAAAAAGATTTACAAGATGAACAAACAAGATTGGAGTGGTTTCTTAGTTAATGGCAAATTTTTATAAAAATCAAGGTTTCATTTTAACAACCTCTAATTTAACAACTGTTCTGACTATTAATACAAGTTCAGTAGCAATTGTTAAAAGTATTAGTATTACGAATGAACACAGTAGTAATAATTTAACGGAAATGTATTTACATGATGTTTCTGCGGGTGTGGATTATGAGTTCTTTCACAAAGATTTAACTGCAGATGCTACAGATCAAACCGCAGGAAATGTCTTGAATTTAGAAGCAGGAGATAGTATAAAAGCACAGGCAGAAACTGCTAATACCGTTAAAGGTGTTATTAGTTATCTGTTAATTGATAGATCACAGGAGAATGGTTAATGACAAAAGAATTTAGAGATGATGTAGTATTAGAGGAACAAGTAATCAAAGGATATACCACTATTGATGGTAAGGAAGTTCCTATTATTCATTGTCCTAGTAAAACTATTGTAACGAATAAAAAAACTGGAATAGTTTATGAATCGGAAGCAGCTGCAAAAGCAGATGTAGAAGATCCAAATACAGAAACAACCGAAAGCGATTTAAAGAAAGATGTAGAAATTACGGTAGCGAATCTATCTTTATTTGGCGCAACGAAATAGAAGTTATGAATCCATCTGGTGGAACCGAACTGCAGATGCAGTTTTTGGAACAACACGTAGATAAAACATTATTAGAACAAGTACAGATTACTACTTCTATACCTGAAAAAATTTCTTTAGCAAAAGATAAAGTCAATATCTTATGGATACATAATTCTTATGATCAACCGAATCTAGCACCGTGGTTTAAAGATAAATCTAATCATAACAAGTATGATTGGTACGTATTTAATAGTCATTGGACTTATGAAAAATATAGAATGGCTTTTGACATACCCTGTGAAAAATCATTAGTGATTAAAAATGGTATACCAGATATTACACCTAAAAAATTACAATATAAAAAAGGTGATCCTATTAAACTTATTTATCACTCTACTCCTTGGAGAGGATTAAATGTTTTATTGGCTGCTATGCAGATGATTAAGAATCCACTCATTACTTTAGATGTGTATTCCTCTACGCAGATCTATGGAGATCAATTTAAAACTATGAATGATAAAAATTATCAAGGATTATATGATCAAGCAAAACAATTAAAAAATGTAAATTACATTGGTTATCAATCTCATGATTATATTTTAAAACATTTACAAGATTATCATATCTTTGCTTTTCCTAGTATCTGGGAAGAAACATCATGTGTCTCGGCGCTAGAATCTATGGCAGCTGGACTCTATTGTATTACAACAAACTATGGGGCTTTATTTGAAACATGCGCAGAGTTTTCAGCATATATTCCTTTTCAAAAAGACTATGTATCACTAGCCAAAAGTTTTGCCTATGCAATAGAAAAAGCAGCAGATGGATTAGATAGTAATATTGTAGAACAACATTTAGAAATGCAAATAGCATATACCAATCGTTTTTATAGTTGGAAACGAGTTGGATTTTTATGGAGTAATTTTTTGAAAGGAGCTATCAATGCAGGATCCAAGTAAACCAATATGGGTACAAGAAAAAGAAAATAAACCAAAT